TCTCATTCAAATTTTATGATGGTACAAACGGGTATCATTCTTCAGTGGCTACAGAAGGATATACAACTCCTCATGATATATTTGGTTTACCCGCAAATAACGTAAGATCAAATACAGCGGGTCCTCTGGAGGCACAGGGAATTTTAATAACGGGAAGTATAAATCTTCAGGGTCCGGATGCACTCATACTAAAAATAAGTAGCGGTGCCGAAGAATTGAATAAGACGGTATATTCCGACACACCGTTCTATACTGGTCGAATCCTGATGTGTGGAGACGTCATCAATTATTCAGGCGTGGATGATGCCGTAGAGCATAATTTTGACACGGGGGCGCAAAACATATCAAAATTACGTATACAGTTCTTTTACAGTAGTAATAACCGATTGATTCCATATGATTTTAGAAACGCGAATCACGTACTGAAACTGTCTATACATGGAATCATAGACAAACTTAAAACGATTCCAAACGTGAAGAAGGATTTTTCACTACCACCACCTATGCGCGTCCCCGAATTAGAGGATCCGAATAGATGGAATGCGTTATTATACATATCCATGATAATTGCTACAGGTATTGTATTTATGTTATTTACTAGACCCAAAATTCCGAAAATTAGCGGGTAACCGCGTAAACGGGGGCACCAGGCTTTTTGACCTTCTGGGAGATACGAGAGATCACCATGTAGACGACGACCGAGAGAAGAGTGGTAAAGAGCGCGGTGAGCGCATAGTTCATACCACCGTTCTTCTGAACCTTGACGACCTGGTGAATAGTCCAGCGAACGAGATCCATCCAAGATAGAGCCGCGGCAAAAGAGAAACCGGCGACGACGGAGTTAAGAGATTGAGTTTCGAGCTCACGGGATATGGCAACAAGAGTATCGGTGGCGATATCGGCAGACATTGTATAATATATAAAGAGATTTTATTCTGGTAACAGCTCCTCTTCGATCAATATTTTCTGATATTTTTCTTTTTTATACCCCCTGACGGTACTCTTTTCTGAGTCGGTATCACTTTCATCATCACTATCGGATTCCGAATCTTGACCGTCGGAGTTAAATGTTTTATAATTAGAAGTTGTCCATCCCTCCGGAGGAGAGGTTTCCATTACTATCGATTGCATTTTTTATCATCTCTTCTGACGGATTGGTGGGTTTCCAACTCTCCCATGCGTCATGTGCGTTATTTATTTCCATGTAGAGTTGTTCTGTTCCCGAATATGGCTCAAAGTCGGGTGCATCTTCTTCCGCCACTATCTCCAATTCTTCTTCATCTGATTCCTCTTCATCATAAATTTCGGGAAACCATGATCCGATGCGTTCTCCAACTGTATTCATCGCACAATATTTCAAGCAATATTCCATATCCTCGGATAGAATTGTATTTCTACCACACGCTTTCGCATATTGACCCGATAAAACGACAGCCTGTTCCACTACTGGTGTAATAATTTCAATCGCCGATAGAACCATTTTGGAAGATAAGTCGTGCTCCTCCATCTTTGATTCTTAATATGTTATAACTTAGAGCGTAAACTCTAAGCTCTCTTTTTTCGTGAACATTATTATTTAAAGTGGCGGTAATATATTGTTCTTTTATTGCGCTAAAATTTCTTTGACCTGTTGGATACCATCGTTCGGGTTCAAGTGCAAAACTATATGAATAAAACCTTCTAAATAACTGCGTTCTGGTGTGGTGTATACCACTCTGAACTGCTCGTAAATTTATGAGACTACCCGAAACTTTATCTAAAGCAGTTTCCTTATCTAAATCCATTTCCATACTAACGAGATTTTCGTAATTTATATACGTACCCGTATTTGGGGGGTAAATCAAATCTCCGTGATCGTAATCAAAGACACTATATTTAAGCCCGTTCCGTGCAACGATAAAAAATAGTTCCTTGACAGGATTTACAAGCTCTAGCTTAAACGTGTGCTCTTTCGTTCCAACGGCTGAATCTACTGGAATTTGAAACGTATTACGCTGTGTTTGTGTGATAACAAAATCGATATCACGTTTTTCATATTTTTCGCGTTCCGGGGGATTGAGTTGGACCATTTCGGTATACAAAGAAACATCGTTTATGGTCGCCTTAGATGGATCGAAATACGGTTCTATAATTTTTATCATACCCCCCATTCCAACGTGGTTTTTACATATGTAGTATATTGTATCGGGTGCATCATCTGGAACCGTATAAACAAGAAGAGTTTCTGAGCTTTGTGTAACTCCGTCGCCCTGAGATGGTAATTTTTGTCCTCCTAATATAGAGTTACTATCTATGACCGGTGGTCTTCCACCTTCGGATTTAGTAGATAATCTGAAGGGGTGTGTTGCATCCCCTGTTGGATAACTAAAGTTATACGTATTACCTCTTATCAGTGTTAGTGTAGATTGAACATTGCTATCGATCGCGTACTTGTTACCATTTGTAGTATCAACGGTGACGGTGAATGTTGTATTGTCTGGACTACCAGAATTATCTGTAATTCCAACCCAATTGTGCAAACACCTATCCTTTTCACTTAGTTTAATTTCTATATCGATTTCGTGTACTTTTAATGCACATAATGGAAGTGCAAGTTGTGGGTTATCGTGAAAGAAAAATGGAATATCTACTATAAATGTTCGTGGTGCTGTAGCATTATCAAGATATCCGTCTACATGGGTAGATACAGGGGATCCAGATACTTCATTTGGACACTTACCAATCAGTTTATCGAGATTCGTTTGTTTTGTCTGTGTTATGTACTGTTCGGAATATATTTGTAACCAATCGCGATGTACACGTTGAATACGCTGCCCACCTATGAATATATCTACGTATTCTATGATAGCATGTCCAATAGACTCTGTATATTTCCTATATGTACCACTATGTAATAGTTCGGAAAGCTCGATATGCAACCGTACACCTTTAAGTAAATCTCCGGAATCGTTATCTATGGTACAACGTAAGGTTTTACCGTAATCAATTTCACCTTCTAATTTAGCTTTTACATCGTACATAGCAAAATTCGTATGTTTTTTAAATTTGTCTATGAAATGTGTATACTCGGGGTTAACCGTAAAGTAATCATCCTGACTACCCGACGTGGCTAATTGTACTCTGCCAGCCATTTCTATTATAACCAGTTAAAATTTTAAACCCGCTAATCCTCCCTGAATGCGAAGGATGTTGTAACTTAGAGCATAAACTTTGACTTTAATATCTCTAGTTGTCGATACTTCGTCTAACTCTATATCTATTTTTTTGTGTATAATGCGACTCATATTTACTTGTCCGGTGGGATAATACTTTTCTGGATCAAGTGCAAAGGAATACATATAAAATTCGTTTGCGGGGTCTGGGCATCCCGTGTGATACTTCAAAGACTGACCATACGCTAAATATGTACCCGAGTAATCAAATATATTTTTACCGTTAAAATCTAAACGTATATTTTTTATTAATCTATAATCGGAACGTTTTAATACGTTACCCGTACCAACGATCGCTGTCGAAAACGACTGGTCAGATGATGTTACGTTGAGTAAGCGATCTTCACTACCTCCCGTGACCGTGATGTCGTAAATCTTGGCACCCTCTGACCCCGATGATCCGGTCACTATGATAGCATCGCCTCCGAGTGGTGACATTTTAACTGGAGAGTACGTGTACGCGAGGCTCGTTTTCAATGTCCACTGGACGTTTCCACCAACTACCGATTTGCTGTATAACTTAAATGATCCCATTGTGGAATCATTCCAAAATACGAAGTTGCCATTCCCTGAGATCTCCACAAAGCTAGAAGTGGAAGTGGTATACCAGGGGACTTGTGTCCCCGACGCGCCATCGTATACATAGTTTGTTCCATTCCACACCTTAGATCCCAAAGTTTCCAAAGATACCAAATTCGCACCATCACTCGATAGTGAATGATACCTTTCACTATATTGAGTATCAGTGTGGCGCTTAGTATACGTAGACGCCGAGCCGGTCGTCGCGTGTATCACGGTTTTGGTCGCATCTTC